GTACACACACCCAACAGGAAGTTTGAAATTTCCAGTTTTATCGTGAGGAATCGGCTCATAACATTTCTTAGGTGGTTCATTTTTATTTAGTTTCTCCTTTAAATCTTTAATTAATTCTTCTGCATTTGGTTTCATCAATTCATCTGGTCTAAATAAAGTAATCTCTCCAGACGATTTGTTTATTGCAAGTAATCCTCCACCACTTGTATTCTCATTGTGTTCGTATCCAGATAGTTGAGAGATATATCCAAAGGGGTCATCTTCATAAAGAGTACCGTTTTTAAATTTCTTAAAAGACATAGCAGACGCAGACTTAACATCAACCACTTCTCCGTCAATCTTACAGTCCATGTGTCCATTAACATCTTCTATTTGTACTTTCTTTTGTTGGTCAGTAACTTTATGTCCTGCAACATCAACAAGAAATAAAAGAAGATGTTCTAATAAATGACCATATAAAAATTTTAATTGTGTAGCAGGGTCATATACTTCTTCTTTACTATCTCTCTTTATATGTTTATCATACCAAAGTTGTCTCGCTGGTCTTCCTATCACAGACATTCTTAATTCTTTACCAGAACTTTTTCTCGGCTGAAGCCAATCAAGTAAAGCCAATTTAGTATTGTTTAAAAATTTATCTATCTGTTCTTCTTTTACATCTGGAGCCTTACCACTAGATATATTTGTGAGAACATTATTTATATCTTTAATTAAAGTATCTAAAGTTTTGTTAGTGTGTTTGTTCCCAGTTGTTTCCATATTTATATTCTCCATTTAAAGGACATCTAATTCCTAGTTCTTTACCTGCATTGATAATAGAATCAACAGCAATACTTCCAAAATCTTCGGCTTGAGATTCAAGAACTTCATACTGAAATTCATCATGAACATTAGCTACTGGTCTTGCTTTTAAATTTAATTCTTTTATTTTCTTATCAAGAATAATTAAAGCTTTCTTCATTACAATAGCTCCTCCTCCTTGAATTAAGGTGTTGAGTGCGGAGTGTTTGTTTCTGATTTTGAGTCTTCTTCCGTCAATTCCTTTGAGCCAACCTTTGCCAGAAGCTCTGTCCACCCTCTCTCTAAATTTTGCAAGGGCAGGAGTACTTCTGAGAAATCTTGCTTTAATCTTTTTTCCATAGTTTCTAGACCCTCCGCAGATAGCTCCGAGTTTTTCGTCACCTGCTCCATATATGAAGGCATAGATGAAAGTCTTTGCTTGGTCTCTCGTGCTAAGCCCAGCAAGAGTTTGATTTGTAGTGTGTATATCTCCATTAATGATAGCATCTATATATCCTCTGTCATTCATATAGTGGGAAAGTATTCTTAACTCAAGCCCAGAAGCATCTACTCCCACTAATTTATAGCCTTCTGGAACTACCCATAGTTCTCTACATTCTTTACCGTAGGGAGAATACACTGCAGGAACTTGAGCCATGTTGGGCGACTGGTGACTCATTCTACCAGTGATAGCACCATTGGTTATCACTCTTCCGTGTACTCTCCCATCATCTGCTACCGCTTCTACCCAAGATTCAACTTGAGCAATTCGTTTCTGCAGTAGAAGAAACTCTTTAATAAGTTCTGCTTCTGGTATATCTGTAATACCTTCAAGAACTTTTTCATCTACAATAACATGTCCTTTATCAGTAAACTTCTTTGGTTTCCACCCAAAGTATTGTAGATATCTAGCAATCTGCTGTCGACTACCAAGATTAAACTCTTTCATTTCTATAAGAGAAAAATCTCCTTTAACATTTACCCACCCCTCTCCCAGACTATTAAGTCCAACCGTACTAAGAGAACCGTCTTTACGGTAACGAGGTTTTATTATCTTGACAAAGGTTGGCAGTGGTACAAATCTTTCTTTAACCTTCTGTTCAATTTCATTTATCTTTTCTTTTAGTTTACCTAACAAAAGGTCTGCCTTCATTAAATCAAAAAGAAAACCATTGTTCTCTTGTTGAGCTATTATTCTAGATATCTCGTGCTCTATCCTAATAGCCTCACTTGAAAAATCTGGACTACCTTTAATAAGATAAGCCAAAACTTTTTCAGTAAGCTCTACATCCCTGATACAATACTCAAGCATTTCATCAGAGTACTCAGAGAAATCTTTGAAGTCTAACTTACCAAACCTCAATCTCTCTCCGAAAGATTTTAAAGAATGTCCGCCTTCTCTAACTGGGTCAAACAATCTTGATAAAACTAAAGTATCGATAACTTTACCTATCTTATGTAGGTCTACTCCAATAATTTTTTTAATTACTGGAGCATCAAAACCTATTATGTTATGACCAACAAACTCGTTACAGTTATTAATATAATTGACGAACTTATCAAAATCATTTTCTTTAAAATATGTAATTCCTTTGTCATCTTTACATACAATAAGAAATATTTTTTCTGGTAATGAACCAGCGATAATCTCTGTTGTTTCAACATCTAAAAATACTCGTTTCATCTTTGCCCTTTTTGTTATAAACTTTCATCTTCAAACTCTTCTCCAGTTGGTTTTTCTGTTTCATGTAATCTACCAGTATCCTTATCATAATATAAATAAGTAGCTGGTCCAGTCATACCAACAAATCTATTCTTTAATACTCTAATACAAGTCGTGTTTCTAATGATAGGGTTATCATGTTGAGCATCTCTTTCAAGACCAATAACCATATCAGATAACTGACCAATAGAAGCTGAGCCTCTTAGTTGTGATAGAGAAGTTACTGCTCCGTCTTCGTGTCCTTTGCCGTCTGGTCTACGCAAGTGAGAGATAAGTAATAAAGATATATCTGTCTCTTCAACTAAAGTTCTTAACTTAGTCATAATTTCATCAAGAGCTTTTCTTTCATCACCATACTCTTGAGAGGATACAACCATACTTATATGGTCTAGTATAATATATTTACAATCAAGAGCTTTAGCCATATACCTTACTCTTGCTACTATATTATCTACTGAGTTAGAACCAAAATGTTTATAGAAATAAAACCGACCAGTACCTATTGTACAATCAAAGTACTTTCTTTTTTCCTCTTCACTCATATGAATGTCTGGTCTTCTTAAAGGTAGGTTAGCTTCGACACTCATAATATCTAGTGCAGTAATCTTAGGACTTTCCTCAAGCATAATCATACCAATTTGAGAGTCAGTATTTTTAAATAAGTTATAAACTAATTCTTTTATAACAGAAGTTTTACCAAGCCCAGTACCTGCAGTAAAAGTAACTAGCTCACCACTACGGATACCATAGGTCATATCATCCAGACCTTCCCACCCATAGTTAACTGTCGACCTTACTACTGGAGCAAGTACTTCTTCAAGTAAAGATTCCCCTTTTACAATTCCGTCTGGGGCATAGACTGGTGCGTTCCACCAAGATTTAATATACTCTTGATATTTATTTGCTTTAAGTAAATCATTGGCATCTTTATAACCTTCAGGTAGTTTTAGTATTCGTACCTTTGAAGGAGAAAATAGCTCTGCTACTTTTTTACTTGCCTCTCTACCAACATCATCATTATCAAAGTTAATAACAATATTCTCAAACTGGTCTAACCAGTCATAACTTTTCTTTATATCTTTAATAGCAGAAGCTACACCATTTTTGATACTAACTACTGCATACTTTGAACCAAGTAATTGATAAACTGATAATGCATCAATCTCACCCTCTGTTATGGTAACATACTTACCACCATTAAACAACTGCTGACCGAACAATCCAGATTCAGAGGTTGAACCCTTTATCGAAAATTGTTTTCCCTTAACATACCTAGTTTTGGTAGCTAATAAAGAACCAGTAGAGTCGTAGTATGGGTAGATGTGTCTATCAACAACACCACTTGCGTCGCTGATAACCTTAACACCGTACTTTTTAACCGTGTCTTCGTTGATACATCTATCTCCGATAGCACTAAAAGTACCTGCGTTATTTTCTATTACTATTGGTTTTGTTTGAACTGCTTGAATGCCCATGTCGTCGCCCTCTTTTATATTTGTTTGTTCTGGTGGGAAGTAAGTGTTGCAAGAGAAACAGTAAGAACTACCATTTTTATTAACACTCCTTGCATCACTACTTCCGCACTTATCACAAGCTATGTGATACTTAACAAAGTTATTATCTTCATCCATTGTTGTCGCCCTATTCATTCTGAATTAATTAAAATTCATCAACGGAATCAGTTGATACAAAGCCGTCAACTTTATCGAACTCTTCTCCGTAAGGGACAAGGTCGATTACTTGAACAGCTTGTAAGTCTAACCCTACACCAGTCTTACCTGCATAGTTCCAATCGTATTCTTTGTACATAACTTTAACAGTTGAACCGTTACCTACAAGAACATCAATAGGATTCTTAGATGCATCGACTAGTTTAGGAGCAGGATTATTCGTACCGTCTGCACGACTTACTCTGCGTTTAAACTTAACTATCTTTCCTCGTTCATCTTCTTTAACAGTAATACCTTTGCTACTAAACTCTTTAGCAACATCGTCATCAACTGCTAAGTCAATTTGATAAACAGGGTCGAAAGTAGTATTGGGTCTAGTGATAGATGCCCAATAGGATTTACCTTGAACTGTAGCCATAATGTTATCTCCTAATGTTATTTATTAATGTTATTATAATTGAATTATACCATAAAACAAATCATTTGTCAACAATATAATTATCTGTAATTAAAAAACATATCCAATTACAAATACCGCAAGTAGAAAAACAATAAACACCCAAGTATCTATCTTATATTTTTCTACAAATTTAAACCATTGTTCTTTATTCATTTCTAATTCCTTTAAAATATTATTATTGTTATTATTAATATTATAATAATAACTCTTTAAAAATCTATATAGATTATATCACGATTCATCTCCGTTGTCAAGAACTTTTTTATTGTTATCCACAATTCTTAAATGGTTTCTTTTTTTAATGTTCTCCTTTTGTTCTCTTAAATAATCAAGGTACTGAATATCTTTGAGTTTTACTTGAGGCAAACAATCCCATACTGTTTGTATATACCATGCTATATTATCCTCATTTATTTCTCCCTTAATTAGAATATTAAATAACTCTTTAGCTTCCTTTGTTATCGTAGTCATTTAATCTTTCTCCTCTCTTAATTAATGTCCAATAAGTTTGTGCTTCTCTAAATAGTTTTTTAATTGTAGTTCTTTTTACATTCATATTCTTTTCATTTAGTGAAGAAGATATATATTCACTTACAAAATCTTCAAAGTCATTCCCAAATAATAATTTATATGTTTTCATTATAACTGTAAAAGTAAAAATAATATAATTAAAAATAAAATAGCTTTATCTATTTTATCTGGAGGAGGTTT